GGCTATAGGCAGGTTGACAATAGTAATCCTATTAATTATCTATTGCAGGTTAAGCCGAATGAGCGCCAAAATGCGTTCGATTTTAAGCGTAATGCGGTTATACACATGCTTATGTATGGAAATGCTTACATCTATCCGAATTTCGTTTCAGGCGATTTAGTTGACCTGGTGTTGCTATCTCCTGGCTCGTGCACTTACAACTTATACAATAATAGCTATTCCGTGGCGGATTCTGTCAATCATATCTATGGGACTTTTGATTCCGATGAGATAATTCATTTAAAAAATATGAGTTTAGATGGTGGTTACAACGGTATATCAACATTACATTATGCCGCGACTGTATTGGGAATCGCCAGAGAAGCTGATAATCAACAGAAAGATATGTTTGCTCCGGGCTCAACTCTTAGGGGCTTTATTACTGGTGACGAAACGGTAACAAAAGGATTGGGGAAAAATCAGGACGCTCAACTTAAAACCGTAATGGACAGAATTAATAGTGAATTTTCGTCCGGGCAAAGAATTTCCCGTTTGCCGGGTACAATGAAATTTGTTGCATTATCCCTTGACCCGGCTGCTTTGCAGCTTTTGGATAGTAAAAGATTTAGCGTACTTGAAATTTGCAGATTCTTTGGCGTTCACCCGGATAAAGTTTTTTCAGGGCAAAGCCAAAACTATAAAGCAAGTACCACGGCGGAAACTGGCTATATCAATAGCACATTGCAGCCTTTAGTATCTCAATTCGAGAATGAATTTCAGGCAAAACTAATTCCACGCTCTTTTTCAGGAAAATACGCGATTAAGTTTGATTTAGATGCCTTTTATGCTGCCGATTATTCGGTTAAGGGCGACTATATCTCACAAACGATTGCTGCCGGAGTGTACACGACAAACGAATGGCGTCAACGCGAAGGCAGATTGCCGGTTGACGGCGGCGACCAAGCTTTTATGAGTTGTAATAATGCGCCTATCGATTCGGCAAAAATTAAAGGGGAAGTTCCAACGCAACAACCGAAAGTTTAAGTGCCGTCAGATTCAGCTTAACGTAAGTATTAAAAAAGAGTATGGCAACAATACAAACTCATAAATTTTATAACAGAGCAGCTCCTGTCCCGGGCTCGTTTAACGAGAAGGAAAATTCGGTAGATATTATATTTGCTACCGAAGAGCCTGTATTAAGACCGGGTTGGATGATTGGGCAGAATGGAAATTACAACGAAATTCTTTCCATTAATCCTCAAAATATACGAAATCAACGTTCAGACCAAGGCTTACCTTTATTTATCAATCACGATTCTTTCGATGTTACTCAACAAATCGGTAAGGTCGTAAATATCCAATATAAAAATAAAAAGGCAACCGGTACGGCTATTTTTGGTGCACGTATGGATGCCCCGATGAAACAGGATATTAAAGACGGCATACTTTCTTCTTTTTCGGTAGGTTACCAAATCTATCAACTATCAGAAGTAAAAGACGGTAACGGCGACACACAAACTTTTCGGGCAACTGACTGGGAGCCCTTGGAAATTTCTTTAGTGGGCGTTCCGGCAGATCCTAATGCTACTACACGTGAAGCAAAAGACAATATACAAACTCAAATCATTAATAATAAAATGACTATTCAGGAAATAAAAGAGAAAGGCACACCCGAACAAATGGAACGGTTGAGCCAAATTCGATATGTCACACGAAAGGCTGACTTATCGGACGAAACTATTCAACAACTCTTTGACAGTAAAGATGCAGTTGAAGACATTGAGAGAAAATATGTTATCATCGACAACACAAAGGATATTGAAAGATTAAACAAATTAATAAATAAATAAAATGAACAAATCGGAATTTAAAACTGCACGCGTTCGCATGCAAGAGGTCGCTACAAGATTGCGAGAAATTGATAAATGGTTAGGTGACACAAAAGATAAAGTCACTCAGGAAAAAAGAGACATGAATGACGAAGAAAACAAAACATTCGAAAGTTATTCGTCCGAAAAAGATGCGCTAGTTCGCGAGAAAGACATTCTTCGCCTCTCTGTTGAGGCTTACAAAGCTGGTGTAGTTCCTGCTGAAAGAGAATTTGACGCCAAAAGAGCATTTACCCAAGTTGTTTGTGCAATTAAGAACAACAGATCTATTCCTAGTGAATTCGCCGAAATCGTAAAAGGTCGCGACATTCTCATTCCTGAAACACGTGACGCCGTTATTACCGACACATCGGATATTGCTCCGATGATTCCGTTGACAATAGGTGACATTATCCAACCTCTTAACAACAAGATTATTTACAACAAAATCGGTATGAAGATGCAGTACGGGCTGAAAGGTGACTTTGTTTATCCTGTTTTGGCACAATGCACAGCAGATTTTGAGGGCGAAAACGTCCAATTGACTGACAAACAAATCACAATGAGCTCTTTAAAGCCTACTCCGCAAAGAGTCGGTCTTACTATTCCTGTTTCTAATACTGCAATTGACGAAGCGAACTACAGTTTGCAAGACATTGTTATAGGTCAAATCCAACAAGCTATAGCTAATTTGCTGAACAAATGGATGTTCAGTGCGACAAAACTTACAAGCGATTCTACTGGAGGCTGTATGTTGGCAGCTTTGGCAACTCCGGCAATCACAACCGCTACAGCAGGAATCGCAACATGGACGGAAGTTTTACAGCTTGAGGCTAGTGTCATGAAATCCGGTGTAATTATCGATTCAACAGCAGCTTTCGTTTGCAACTCAACAATGCTGGCTCTTTTGAAAGCTACTCCTAAAGAGACAAATACCGCTCAATTTATTGCTGAAGGTAATGCAGCAAATTGTACTATTGACGGATTCCCGGTATTTATAACAGAGGATATGCCTACCGGCGCTCTTGGCTTTGGTGTATTCAATTACAACTTGCTGGGACAATTTGGAGAGGCAAGACTAATTGTCGATCCGTACACACTGGCATCATCGAACCAAACAAGATTTACATTCAACACAAGATTTGCGAATCTCGTAATGCGCAGTGCGGCTTTTGCCTCCTTGGCACTTAAGACAGCTTAATTCTACATATCTAAATTACTTGATTATTAACTTTGGGGCGGGTGAAAGCCCGCTCTTTTAATTTCTACTATTGTAGATTAGAAAATGGCATACGTTAGTTTAGCAGATTTGAAAAAGCATCTAAATGTTGATTTTTCTGATGATGATGATTATATCACCGGTTTGGAGTCAGTGGCTGAAAGCAGCATAGTAAAATATATTCAACAACCGCTCGTAAACTGTGAGGTATCGGCTGGTGTACTCGACCCTGCGTTGTGTCATGCAATTAAACTTATTGTCGCCAATTTCTACGCTAATAGAGAGCCGGTGGCTTACGGTGTTCCGCAGGTTGTCCCTTACACTTTAACTTTTTTGTTGAATCCATATATACTATACGTATGAGAGCAGGATTATTAAGAGAGCATCTGAAATTTCAGGCACAAACCAAAACGCAAAGTGCGTCAGGAGCTGTTACATCTACTTGGACGGATATATGTACACTTAGAGCTTGGAAAAAGAACGTTGTAGCAGGTGAACAATTTAATCAAAAAGAGCTCTTTACATCGGAACGTTGGACTTTTCAGATGAGGTATGTTTCCACAATAACATCGGACATGCGCGTAATCTATAATGGAGTAACTTATAAAATTGTCGGTGTTCCGGATAGGCAAATTCAGGATAATACGATGATAATTACTATAACAAAAATAGACCAATAAAATGGACGGATTTGAAATTAGAATAATTAATCGCGATGCGCTTGATAATATGATACAGGGTTTATCCTTAATTGATAAGGATAAATCTATTCGTGCCGGACTTAAGGCTGGAGGTAACGTATTAAAGCGCGGCGGTATAAGGAGACTTAAGGCTCGAATGAAAAACTCAAAGGGTGTTACAGGTAATCTTTTAAGGTCATTTGAAGTTCGGGTTAAAAAAAACTCACTGGGTGTTATTGTCGGATTCCACGAGGGGGACAAAGGTGACATTAAGAATGGTTATCATGCTTACCTTGTAGACTTAGGAACACAAGATAGATTTCAAGTTAAAACAGGTCGCCATGTCGGAGCTGCTAAAGCTCTACACTTTTGGACGGATACCAAAAGCGAAGATATGCAACAAGCGCAAGGAATGATAATGCAGGGTATAGAACGTTTCGTAATGGTACATGAGAGATGAGCAATATAAGCATAACAAATATTATAAGAACTATTCTGCTGAATAATGCAGATATAGCGGCAAAAATACTCAATAGTGATGGGTCGTATAGTCTTTTTCCTTTATTCGCCCCGGACGGTACGGCAGGTGATTTTATTCTCTATAAGCGTGACGAATTTGGTTTAGAGCGCTCGAAAATGGGCATTTCACAGGAAATTTGCAAGATTATTATAAATGTGGATTGCGCGAATTATGATGACAGTCAGGCTCTCGCCGAATTAGTTTATCAAACCTTGGAACATCAATTTACCTCACCGGCTCATATCAAAGTAGAATTAACCGATTCGGCAGAAGATATAGACACAATTAAGGACACAAGCGGTACAGCCGTGGTAAGATATGTACAGATAATGTATTTTTCAATTAAAAATTTAAATTAATAAATTATGTCAGCAGTAGAGTATAATTCTCTTAAAGACATCTACACAGGGCAGATGTTTATTTATCTAGGCGATAATCCTCTCTCTTTTTGTAAGACAGCGACGCTAAAATTATCGCAAGACACACTAGATGCCGCCAATAAAATGGCAGCGAATTGGGACGTACCTCTCGGAGGTAAAAAAAGTTATGATATAACAACTGAAAGTATGTTGACCAACAAAACCGGTGAATTATCATATAATGATATCATCACTGCTATTGTCAACGGGTCTACATTTAACTTTTGGTTTGGATCTGTTGTTGAAGCAGCGGGCGTAACCGACACGGCTGCCAAAACGTACACAAAAGACACGACAAAGCCAAGCTTTACCGGTGTGGTTTTGCCGACTGAATGTGAAATTAAATCTGAAAATGGCAGCATTGCCACATGCTCAGGTACATTTAAAGGTGTAGGAGCGATAACTCCAGTTGCAGCTGCAACGGCATAAAAGCGGTTTTATTTAATTAATCCTAAGGGCGGGCATTTTCGCCCGCCTTTTCATTTTAGATAGTTATGATAAAAATAAAAAACATAATCAGATATGAACAACTTTCAGGGAAAAGTTTTTCAGACTTTGACAGTAATGACGAAAATGATGTTATTACCTTATTATATTGCATCGAACTGCCTAAAGAAGCATTTGAAATTTACAAAAAGACCGCCAAAGTAGCTGAAAAGGCTCTTTTCAATGAGATAAAGAAAATAAACGATGAAATGATTCTCATTAATCAATTTTCCGCAGTAAAGCTGGAAGAATCGAACACTGTTGCCGAAAGTGACGCTAAAAAGCACGAAATGGTAAGTAATATAGCATCAACTTTGGTTTATGGAGGTTTAGATGCTCATTATATAATGGAAGAAATGGAAATAGCAGATTTACCTATATTTGTCAAAGGATTAGAAAATAAGAAAAAGGAAGAACTTGAAAATTGTAGGCTTTGGACGTTCTTCAATATTTTGCCTCACGTGGGAAAAGGAATTAAGGAGCCAAAGGACTTGATAAAATTTCCTTGGGAAAAAAGCGAGAAAGAGCCTGAAAGCACCGAAGACGGTGAAAATATTTTTAAAGAGTTTATTCACGGTAATATAAATTAAACATGGGAAAGTTAGATTTTTCGATAGCGATAAACCTCTTAACGGACAACTTTAAGAAGGGCGCGAATCAAATAAAGTCATCATTTCAGCAGATAAAAAGCCAAGTGCTTTCATTCGCTGCTGTATTTGGAGTCGGCGGTTTTGCGATTACCAACCTCGTAGCAAAGGTTTTGGCTGCATCCCGCGAGACGGCTAAGGCTAATATGATTCTAAAAAATGTTAGCTCCGGGGCTCTTGACTTTTCTAATAATCTTAAATTTGCGAGCTCGATTGCACAAAAATATGGACTATATATAAATGATGTAACGTCTAATTTTGCAAAATTCACTGCATCTGCACGGACATCAAATATAAGCATGTCCGACCAAAAAAAGATTTTTGAATCCGTCACAAGGGCGGGAGCATCTTTCGGGCTTAGTGGTGAACAAACCACAACGGTGCTTGAAAGCATCGAAAAGTCCATGAGAAAAGGTACTTTAAGTGCAAGAGACTTCAGAGGGGCTTTAGGCACTCAAATACCGGTCGCCATGCAGGCAATGTCAATGGCGATGGGCGTAAGTTTAGGTAAACTTAATGACATGGCAAAAAAGGGGCAATTATTAAGCAAAGATGTATGGCCCAAGTTTGCCGCTGCCTTGACAAAACTAACACCCAGTATAAATACAGATACAATTGCAGCAAATTTGGCGCGTCTGAAAAATGCATTTACCGCGGCATCAAACAGCCCAACTTTTCTAAACGCATATAATAATGCCATTAAAGATGTCACAAAAACGGTTCAATACGCCGCCAACAACATTAAGGCTATCATTACAACACTTGTTGCGTATATAGTTGGCGCCGGTTTGGGGAAAATGTTTAATTGGATAGCTCAACAACTTGCCATTGCTCAAAGGAATGCCATGTATGCTGCTCGCAGGGCCGCGCGTGAAGCTGGTATACAATTTGATGCGGTAAAATGGAAGGCTGAAAGTGGTGCGGTTACGATTGGCGCNGCTTTTAAACGTGCTGGAGCTGCTATTAAGTCGGCTTTTATGTCGGCGTTGCCAACAGCTATATTAATTATAATATCTGAAATAGTAGGTCGGTTAATACAACTACGCGCGGAAGCAGAAGAGATTAAAAACATTCAGAAAGAATATAAACAAGGGTTGTATTCTGCAACACACACGCAAGAAATAGAACAATTAAAGCAAATTCAACAACAATATAATGCCGCAAAGGGAAACCTTCAATTACAGATAAAATACAGAGGGCAAATAAACTCTCTATTAGGAACTCACTTGTCAGGTGAAAAAGAAATAAACAAGGCGATAAGCGATAGGATCGGACTTTTAGAAAAAACTGCTAAGGCAGAATATTATACTCAAAGTAAAATATCAGCCGAGGACGAAATGAATCAAATTGTTGCTAAATATGGTGGATCAAAAAATTACAACGCCTTAGCGAAATTTACAAGATCCGGGGCTTATAATACACCACATTCAAACGCAAATAACATGTGGGGAGCACTTACAAGACTTGGCGATGTTGTAAAAATAGGAAATCAAAGTTATGATATTAACGACTTAATTAATGACAGAAATAGATATAATTCTTTAGCCTGGAAAAGAGGAGATGCAGTAAAAAATGTAAACAAAATAGGTTATATACCGTCTCAGTCTCTGACTTATGATAGCACCCCGACGGCGCCGGGGAAAACAAAAGAAAGCGAATTACAAAAGATAGAGGATAATTATGCTGCGTCAAAAAGGGAATTAACCGAACGGGCGAAAATTGAGAAAATATCCACTGACGAATACAACAAGCAACTTGACGAGTTGAATAAAACTACATATCTCAATATTGTTTCATCGGGAGATGCGGCGGCTATGAACAGCGCGTTTGCTGCAACCCTTAAAAAAGCAGCTTATAATCCTAAATTTTCTCAGGCACAGGAAGATTACGAAAAAGCTCAAAAAGATTATGATGACGGGCTTGAAAAATTAGGAATACAGCTCGCTGAAGGTTACATTACTCAACAAGTATACGATGATTCGGTTAAGGAGTTACAGCAAAAGACGGTAGAGCAACTAAGTGTAATACCTCAACTTACAGCCTCCGAAAAAGCATTTGCTAAACAGTTGCAAAAAGAAGCAACACCTGACATTAATGAGGTTGTAAATAAGTCACCGAGTCGCGAGACAAATAACGATTCCACTTTTGATTATAAAAAGACTAAAGCTGAAACAGATGAAGCTCAATTAGATATTGACAAGAGAGACGCTGAATATTATCAACAGCAAATCGATAAGGCAAAAGAGTTAAAGGGTATATCTCTCAATTATTTAGGAGAGCTGAATAATAAATTAACCGAGGCGCAGAAAAATGTCACAAACATGTCACAAGCGGTTAAAATTGAGCAGATTAAATCCGACATCGAAGAAATGAATAAAAGCCTTACGGGTCTAGGTTCTGGCTTGGGCTCGGTTGGAATGTCAGGCGTTTATGCCAAAATTGAAACGGTTAAGGATGGATTTATGGATTTACAAGGCACAATATCCGGATTACATCAGACATTCAGCCAATCAGGTAATTACTGGAATAAGTTCATGACAGCGCTGGAATCTTCGTTTAGCATTTTTAATACGATAATTTCCACGCTCCAAAGGTTTGAAGAAATAAGAAAAACAATAGAATCGTTAACAGGCGCCACATCAGCCCTTAGCGCCGTTGAAAGTACAGCATCGGCGTCTAAAATAGCCTCTATGACAGCCGAATCCGCTGCTGCCGAGACTTTAATGGCTGCTGAAAGCGTTGCCGCGTATGCTGACTTGCCTTTTATAGGAGAGGGATTAGCCGCCGCACAAATAACATCAATGAAGGGGATGATAGCTGCTGCAGTATTACCCGCCTTTGCAAATGGTGGTATAGTTGGCGGTGGCTCAACAAGCGGTGATAATGTTCTTGCGCGCCTTAATAGTGGTGAAATGATTCTTAATACAGGGCAGCAAAGCAATTTATTACAAATGATAAATAACGGCACAGTTGGCGGCGGCAAGGAAATAACATCGACCATTACAACTCGAATAAAAGGATCTGATATGATTCTTCAAATTAACAACAGATTAAGAGAAAAAGGAAAATCATTAATAGGACAATAAAATGAGTTATGGATTAATATATACAATACCGTTTAAGAGTAGGCTAAATAATTCTTTCCAGGTTAACATCGAAAAGGACGGTTATACAGGGGTGTCAACCGAATTACAGGGTGCTGGAAGTGAAGCATTTACGGTTGATATTGATGAGCCTGATAACGATTTTCGATATACTCCAACGATTGGAAGTACAGCTAAAATAAAGATAATTGGAAGTGATTACCTGCAGTCTCTTTATTCCGACAATTATCAGGAGTATAGAGTTACGTTGCTTGAAAGTGGTAACCCCGTATG